ATGTCTCGGCGAAGATGTCGGGGGTCGCAGAGGCTGGCTTGGGGGTGGCGATATCGGCCTTTGCAAACGACCCGCCCGTGACATTGAGCGCCTCGTCTTCGTCCGAATATCCGACCTTGAACCCGGACCACCGGTAAGCGCCCGGGGCGAGGTGCGATGGCGCGTCGATCTCGAAGGTGTCCTCCCAGTTCGGCTCAATCGCCCATTCGTCCCAGTCGGCAGACCAGTCGAGCACCATGACGTTGCCCTTGCGGTCGACGGCGATATCAAACCACGACATGTCGGGCTCGGCCTCCGGGATCGCAGCCGCTTCCTTGCGGTCGGGAATGTCTTTGCTCACTTGTCTTCTCCCTCTTTGGGGGCATGGGTTTCGGGCGATGCCTGTCGGCCCGCGCTGTCGCCTTCGGCCAAGCCGCTGCGCGTCTCGCTGGCTTCGCCACTTCCATCGCTATCGCGCGGCGGCAACACGGCAATACGAAACTCGACCACGCCATTGCTCTCGACGCTGATCTCGTTGCCGATGCCCACCTTGTCGCGGATTGCCACCAGAACGTCGCTGGTCACGTCATAACGGGGCTCTTTGAACCCTCTCCCGTCTTTGGTGGGGCGGCCAGCGAAGATGCGCTCGCTAAGAATTGCGGTCGCGACACGGATTGGCGTGGTCATTGTTCGATCCTAGATGCGGGATGGTGGAGTTTGCCGTCAGCACCGTGCCATGATAGGCAGCCGTGCATGTGCCAGCGCGTCGGCCAATCGAGTACCGACAGCGTGCCGTCCATGAGCTTCGGGATGTCCTCTGGATGCTCGTGGAGGTAGCTGACGATGCTACCAGCGGTTTCCATGCCGCCGACGCCAGCCTGCCAAGCGATCAGTTGAGAGTCGTGAACGATCCGGGCGATCACGCGCGCCGGATCGACGCGCGATGCGTCAAGACCCACAGGGGCTTGATCCGTAGGACGAGAGCCGGTTTCGCCAACATCCTCGCTCATTCCCCATTTCCTTCTATGATATGACGAGCGCGGAGGGCGGCGGCGGGCTTGAGGAAAACCAGCCAATGCGACTTGGCGGTCTTCCCGCAACGGTTACCGAACAGCGGTGCATGGCCGGTGAGCGCTAGAACCTCGCGAACAGGAATTTCGTGTTCGTTCCACTTGAACACCAGCACGCCATCGGGACGCAGCACGCAGAAGCACTCGGCGAACCCAGCGCGAATATCGTCCCGCCAGTCGTCGCCGAGCTTGCCGTATTTCTTGGCCAGCCAGCCCTTACGCCCGTTTCGCAGCAAGTGCGGCGGGTCGAACACGACCAAGGCGAAATGATCGGATGGCAGCGGCAGATTGGTGAAGTCGGCTTGCAGATCGGGATCGATGACCAGCGACCGACTTCCGCCCGAACTGGACTTGTCGGTCAGCTCGTGCCGCTCGCAGCGATTGTCCACAAACAGCGCACGGGGATCGCTCTTGTCGAACCAGAACATGCGCGATCCGCAGCAGGCGTCAAGAACAACCGCCCTCTCCAGCCTCTCAGCCAGTTCAAGTAATCCGGTCATGGTTTCACCTTGGCGGTAAGGACGCGACAGATCGGCTCCCACAGGCGGTATGCCTCGTGGCGATAATCGCGCAATTCCGGGCTCTCATCGCGACCAGTGCGCTGCGGCTCGTTTAAGAAATCCTCGAAAGCAGTTAGCTGCTCGCGCGAGATCCCCAATTCCCTGATTATATCAGAACGGGTGTCGGTGAGCGGGAGGGCGCGAACCGTCTCAAGCGCTTTGAACGCAGCGCCGCCCATCATCTGGCCCCACTTCCAGGCGTCGATTTCAAACCAGCCGCCATGATTGGTCGAGATCAGTTCGATCTGCTCAAGCGCTTCCCGCATTACCGCTTCCGGCGTGAAAGCAGGCTCACTCATCTCCAAATCCTTTGCGCCGCTCGTCCATCGCCGTCTCGACGCGGTCCTGATCGGCAATGTCGAGCTTCCCGCGCCCCGTATCGCGATACTCGGCCTGGATCTCGTCCAGCGCTTCGGCGGTCGCCGCGGACTTGATGCGCGCGATGTAGGCGTCGGCGTCGATGGTGCCGTCGTCGTGGATTGCGCCGTGGTCGGTTTCGGGGCGGCCTTCGAACGGATCGGCATCAGACAATGCCTGCCGACGCGCGTCGTAGGCATCGGTCACAGCCTGGTGCAGGTTAGGATTGGCGCCCGACAGCTTGGTCATCGCCTTCACGCCGCCAGCGATGACGGCGTCAAGGCTTTCCAGGTCGGATGCACCGCGAACGAAGCCGAGATGATCGTCGACCCATTTTTGGGCGGCGTTATCGGTTTTGGCGGCGGGCGCGTTAACGAGCGGCTTGACGATGAACGGCGTGCGCTTGCCCTTCGTCTCGGTCAACGCCATCACCATTTCGCGCTCAAGGTTGCTGAGATGGCTGATGCGAATTCCGCCGACCTTCATGCCGCCCCATTTGACGTCAGGGTCGCGGTAGATCGTCACAGACCGACCGACATAGGCCGTGGCATCCGGACCCCACGCATGAACAAGAACGCGGTTCATGCTCTTGCAGGTTTTCCACGGCTTGCCGTTGTCGCCGTCGAAGTGGATCGATACGGGCTGTTCGGTTCCTGGTCGGATTGAGACGCCGGTGATGCGGATCGTCCGCGGGCCGCTGATCAGATCGTCGCTATTCAGCTGATCTGACTTCGGGATGATCACTGCGGTCATGTCGTTCATGCTTTTGCTCCTTGCTGGCGACGCGCGATCTCGCGGTCGGCATTCCATTTCAGATCGGGGTCCATGTCGGGCTGGCGCATCATCCAGCCGAGAAAGCCGCCCTCGACTTCGGGCCACGGCTTGCCGCGGAATTTGCCGATCGGGCACGTCGGGAGCAGCTTCGGCTCCTTGGTCCACGCGATCATGTCGCGGCCGGTCGCGCCTGCATCAAACAGAGCGAGCAAAATGTGGGCGGTGACGTATGCGTCAGGTCCGGCACGATGCGCGGGCTGCGTCAGGGCGTGGTCGGGTGCGATCTTGCCCTGATCTTCCAGCCAGTACCGCAGCGCACCGTTGCTGTGGCTCGGTGCGTGCGGCCAGACCCGAAGTGCGGCCTTGTAGGTGCAGATTACCGGGACCGGCCAAGCGAAGAACTTGGTTTCGAAGTCGGCATTGTGCGCGGCGATGGCGCCTAATTCGGTGCCGCTATCCATCATGACGTCGGGATCGAACGGCGGATATCCGTCGCACTCTGCGAGCGAGATGTGATGCACTGCCCGAACCTCGGGCGGCATCTTGTCGACACCGCACAGCCATGCGCGAGGATCGGCGACGCGCTTTTCCTCAAGATGCAGGTCGCAGATACCGACCTCGCACACCTCCGCTTCGGGAGGCTCGGTGCCAGTCGTCTCGAAATCGATGACGCGGATGATGGTCATACGAACATTTCCTGTTCAATCCGACGCTCGGTCGGGACATTGCGGAGGGCTGTGAGCGACGACCGATAATCAGCCATCACGTCGTTCACGCGCTGCTCAAACTCGATCGCAGCGGCGGCGATTGCGGCCTGATATTCGGGGTCGGGCTCAACCCGGATGACCGCCATCGGCAGGCCGCCCGAGTAGCTGATGAAATCGAACAACTGGCGCTCGGTCACGAACAGCTCGGACTGCACCTGAATGATGAAGTCGTCGGGTACTTCGCGCGTGGCGATCGTCTGGATCTGGAATTTCTGCCGGCGTGACTTGCATTCGAGCCCGCCGTCATCACCGATCAGACCATCCGGCGAGCAACCGATGACGAAGCCGAGCCGGTTGTTCGTGATGAAGCCGCATTGCTCGACCTGCGCATAGGTCTTCGAATACAGGTCGCGCGCCTCGATCTCGTCATCGTGGCCGCAGATCATGTCGTCGCTGACGTAATGCGGCTCGACGTACTGGGTGATCCGCTGCGCCGCGATCTCGTAGACGTGCGCTCGGGTCTTGTCGTTGTTCGCCACCTTGAGCGTCGGCGTCAGGATCAGTTTCATTTCGGAAGCTGTCAGCAAGCCGCAACGCTGTTGGAGCCATTCATCGCTGCCTTGGATCAGGTCGCGATGATAGGTGATGTGCGACGCGGGTTGGCCGCGACCACTGGGGAGGTTCGCAGGAGCATTCACCGCCGCCACCCTCCCCGAGCCCGATCGACTTTCTTCGACGGCAGTACCGTCGCGACGATATCGCCCTTGAGCTTGAGCCGCGCACCACAGCCGAGAATGATCGTGTCCGCGCCGAAGTCAGCAGCGATGTCGATCACCCTGGCCGACGCCATGATCGCGCCGTTCGCGTCATCGATCGACGCGCACGCATCGATGCGCTGGATCCAGCACTCACAGGCGTGGACGGTTACGGTGGCCATCACGCGATCCGATCCCGATAGATCGATCGGCAGATTGCGGTTGTCATGAACGCAAATGACGCGGCAACGATCGGCCCGACGACCAGTGGCGCGGCTCGCATGATGTCGATGGCAGAAAGCGCGCTGAGAAACGCGACGTTCATGCACAGGATGATTCCGAAAGTGGGGTCGCGTCGAGACATCAAACCCTCCCCTGCCCGCGCAACGCGGACATGATCTTGTGGCGGTTCGGCCAGACGGTCGCGGCGATTGCGCCGACAGATATGCCAAGGGCTGCGATTAGGATCGCGATGCCGGCGCCGTATAGGAGCGGGTTCATGCCGCGATTCCCGTGATCTCGGGCAGGAACTTGCCCGTCATCGACAGCGAGAAACCGTGCTGGCGTTCCTTGGCGCAGATCAGCGCATAGGTGTGCGGCACCAGTTTGGCCGCTGTCGTGTGATCATCGGCGGTAGCGAAGATGCAGAAGCAGCAGCTTTTGCGCTTCATGCCCTTGGCATAGGTCCAAAACGGCTCTTCGCCAGCATCCCGGATGGTCGCAAAGACCTCGTCCGTCGCCAAGCTATGGATCGGAAGCCAATCGTACCACTCGCGCCCCGCCTTGCTGTTGCCGGTATTCAACTTGAAGGCGGCCAGCTTAGACCGCCCGGTCGACTCCGCGGCGCGCAAGCCCATGCAATTGACGACCAGACCGCCGAACTCCGGATGCGCGGCCAGATAGCGCCGCACTTCCCGTTCGATGGGCCCGCGCTTCAGGTCTGACGTGCACTGCCGGTTCTTCGGCGACGGGAACATGCCCCGATGGTCGACCATCTGGATAAAGGTCTTGGCGGCGTGCGCGACGATCACAGGGATGCCATCGGCGTAGCGTTCGATATGCTCGAGCGAGCCCTCCCATTCGACCTCGGGCAAATGGGCGTGCATGATGAGAAGCTGGCGGTGCGGGATCAGCTTCTTCAGCCGAACCTTCATCGCCTGGCTGTCCTTGCCGCCGCTGTCGTTGATGACGAACAGGGCGCCGCAATCGACCAGAGCTTGGATGTGGCTGGGGAGCATCACAGCTCACCCCGACAAAATGCCAGCCAGCAGCCGTCGACCGACACCGCATCGCCTTCGAGGGCATCGCGATGATCCGCGTACCGCTCGTAATCGCCCATATCCGGCCGCAGACCCTCCGCCTTGCACCGCGCCTCGATCCAAGCGTCCCGGATCGACTGCGCCGCTTTCCACAGATCGGCGCACACACCGGCTGGGACGACGAAGGTGTCGACGACGTTGATCCGGCCGCGTTCACGGGTTTCGACGCGCAAGAAACCGATGTCCGCCGCCGGTTGCCAGCACAGGCCCGGGCGTTGCGCGTTCAGGTCGCGGAGGGTGAGATTGACCTGCTGCAGGTCGCGGATCGCACCGAACAGAACGGCGACCGCGGGATCGGACGTCCATGCGTCGAGCTCGAGCAGGCGCTGCGTTTCCGGGTGGAACTGGGGTTGGAGGCGCGTGGCCATGGCTCAGGCTTCCACCAGCTGGCTGGCGCGACAGACGTACCAGACGTTAGCCTTGATCCCGTCGCGTCCAACGATGCCGGATGCGACAGATGCAATGTCGAGATTATCGTCACGCTCGATGGCAAACAGGGCGTTGCCATCTGCGCCCATGACCTTGCCGACGTATGAGGATATCGCCGCGCCCCGGGTGCCAGTCGCGCTCGCCGCGCCCTGGTAGCCAGTCACGCTCGCCGCGCCCAGGTCGCCAGTCGCGCTCGCCGCGCCCTGGTCGCCAGTCGCGCTCGCCGCGCCATTATCAACCGTCACATGGGCTTCGTCGGACTTTGTTGCCCTCGACCACACATAATCCCAGGCGCGCTTGACCAACTCGCCGATCGTGATCTCGAAATCGATCGTGATGGTCGCCGACGCCAGTTTCGTGCCGCCGTTGCTGGTCTTGCCGCCCTGCGTTACCTCGAAGAACCGCGAACCAGCCGGCGCGTAAAATTCGAAAACCGACAGCGGGTGATGCTCGACCGGGCAAGCATGGAAGCCGGACAAGCATTGCTCGACGCCACCGTTATGCGTGTACGTCTTGCCGATCTCGTACTGAAAACCGCGGCACGTCAGGTCTTGGTTGAAGCCCTTGATGGACTTCGTGACCTGATCGGCGGTCGTTGGCTTCTTAGCCATCTGAAAACTCCCTCGCCGGGGATCGGCGTTGGGAGGCTTATGTGGGATATTTCACACGCCGTCAATAGGCGTGTGTGATTTTTCCCATTTTCTTATTTAACTGGCAACCCCGCCGAAGCGCGCTTGCGATCAACGGCTATGAGAAGGCCCGCCAGTTCCGTTTTCAGCATGCCCGTTGTTTCTTCGCTGCCGCGGCCAAAGACCTTAAAGCGCCAGCTGGCGTCAGTCCCTGCCGCTGCCCCCTTGGCGATATCCCTGAGCGTCGCTTCCGGGACTTCGAAGGCAAAATCCTCGCTATGGATACAAGCGCCATAGCGCGGGCAATCGAGCACGTTTTGAGCGATTTTCGTCACCTCCGTTGAAACCGGCCCTTCCGCGGTTTCGTAATTAACGCGGTCGAAAAACTGCCAGTCCCGCTGGTATGTGGTGGTGACATAGATCTGGAATATGGTCTTACCAGTCTTCTTATCGATCAGTGCCCGCGCGAATTTGTCTCCGCCTGTCGACGTCATGATATTCACATGGGTTTGAAAGAACGGTTGCGTGCTGATTCTGATCACGGTGTCCAGGGAATCGTCATGGATTTCCACCGAGTTTGCGACGTCTTCAGGCGTTGCGGCAACAGCGCGCGCCTCTTCTTTGGAGAGCCGATCTGTAGCCCAGCTAGGCGCTGTCGTCAGGACAAGCCCTAGTGTCGCGGCATAACGAATAAGACCGGCGATGCCCATAAGACCTCCACATTCTCCATATCGGCAGCGTTTAACGACCGAAGTGTATAGCGACCCGCGCTGGTGCCAGGCGCGAGAACTTTCAGATAAGTGCCCCCATCCGCCAGGGCGACAGCACAATAGCGACCCAGATAGGCAGGCAGGACGCCTTCGTGGTCGCGGCGCACATATACGATGTCGCCCGGCTCATATTTTGGCAGCATGGAATCGCCGTGAACTTCGAGGGCCATTAACGGCCCTGGCGCGAGTGGCGGCCGCGGCACGGTCTCAACTTCGTGATCGTCCTTGAAAAACGCCACTGATCCGCCTGCGCCGATCCGCCCCATTAGCGGCACCGCGGCCGATCCACTGATCGCTTCGAACGGGAGGTCGAGTGCCTCAGCCACTTTGTGGAGTGTCCCAATCCCGGGATTCTCAGTCCGCTCGAGCAGGTCGCGGATAGCCGTCTGCCCGATGCCCGCGTGGAGCGACAGTTTCCGCCGGCTGAAACCTTTTCGCTCCATCTCTGCGACGATCGTTTCTCGGATTGCCTGAATGTCCAGCTTGCTTGCCATGCTGGAAATATCACACACAAAGCCCGGTCTACGGGACTGTCGAAATATCCCACACCGGATCGCTTGACCGTGTGATATTTCCCACATATAAGGCTGCGCCATGACGGCCTTACTCTCAGACATCGAGGCGTTCATCGCTGCTCACAAGATGGCGCCCACCGCTTTTGGTGACGCAGCGTTAAGCGATCGCCATTTCGTACGCCAGCTCCGCGAAGGGCGTCGCGTTTGGCCCGAAACCGAGGCGAAAGTCCGCACCTTCATGGAATCGTACCAGCCGCAGCAGGCGGCCGCATGATCGACGCAGTCAGCGAACCGGGTGCGTGGACCCGAGCCTTCGCCCGCGGTTGCCTCACCGAGACGGTCGCCCGCTGCAAAGCCTGCGACGAGCCGGTTTGCACGCACCCCGACCCCGTTTTCGCGGGCGTAATTCCCGACCCCTCTCACCCGGAGCGCCCGACATGCTGACGTTCTTCGCCGGCATGGTCGCCGGTATCGCCGTTCCGATCGTGTCGGTCATCATCGTCGGTGCCTACGTGTTCCGGCGCGTCTCCAACCCGCAGCGCGTCGATAACGCGGCGGACGAGCACACCAAGCATCTGGGGATTGGGGCTACTCATTTCGGGGCGGCAAAATGACGCGCCGACTTGGTCCCATATCCGCGGCTATAGCGCGTCGCGAGGAGCTCTTGGCGCCCAGGCCGCTGATGGTTGCCGACGGCGTTCCGTTGTTGGCTGATATCCGGCAGGCCGGATCGGGTTTTCTCCGCCGGTTCGAGGCCAAGGTCGACCGGTCTGGCGACT